TCAGCCCGAGTTAGCACAGGATTTTTTGAGGTAGGTATCCAGACGATTGATTTTCTTTTTCTTAAATTTTTTATCGAGGGCGGTGTAGATGCCCAGCGTGACCGAGATGTCCTTGTGGCCCATCTGGTCGCGGGCGGTCATGACGTCCACACCGGCGAAGTACATCAGGGTGCAGAAGGTGTGACGGAGCTGGTGCGGGGTAAAGGTGTCGATGAGCATGGGCAGGCCGCCTGGGCGGTTTTTGTTTTGCTGGCCGTCGTAGCCGTACTTGACGTTAAGGTCACGCATGTAGCTCTCCCACAGGCGCTTCCAGCCCTGCTCAGTCATCTGCCGGCCTTTGGGGTTGTGGAGCACGTAGAGGCAGCCGTCCTGCTGGGTGCGGAGATAATCGACGAGGACCTTGGGGATACTGACGATGCGGACGCCGGCAGGCGTCTTGGGGATCTTGACCTTTTTGGCGCGGAAATCGTAGCCCTTATTGACCGTGATGGTGGCGTCGTCGAGGTCGATGTCGGCCCAGGTGAGGGCGGTGGCCTCGCTGCGGCGGAGGCCAGAGTAGAGCAGGAGCATCGCGGCCCGCTGGGCAGTGTGGGGCGTCTCACGGATCCAGCGCTGCTGCGCCTCGGTGATGGGGTCGCGCGGCTCCGACGCAGCCCCGGCGGGGGCGATGGTCTTGATCAGAGGGTTGTACATCACGATCTCCGGGATGGCGAGGTTATACGCCGCCTTGGCGCTGCCGCGCAGATTGGTGAGGGTAAAGTGGGAGAGGGGCGGCTTGCCGTCGTGCCAGCCGGCCAGCGTGTTGAGCACCTGCTGGAAGTCGGACGCGCGCAGCTCAGAGGCGGGAACGTCCACCAGCTCGCCCCAGTGGGCTTTATTGGTGGCCAGCCGGTCAATGCTTTTTTGGCTGATGCCCTTTGCCTTTTTGGACGCGATGAGATTATCATACAGGGTGCCTAAGGTGGCTTCGGCCTGCTGAGGATCCATGCCCTTGCCGATGGCGGTGCGGTAAGCTTCGGCAGCAGCGCGGGCCTCGCGCTCCGTGGAGCCATAGAAGGACTTGAACTTTTTGCTGTCATCGTCCGCTTTGCCCAGATAGATACGATACCGGTAGCGGCCGTCGGCGCCTTTTTTATTTTTGGCCATAAAAACTCCTTTCCGATCTGCTTGCCGATGCACATGAGGTATGGTATACTGGATGTGTCAGCAGGCAGAGAGTCATTGACTGCGTTGTTTTTCTCCGACATTGCACCCCATGCGCGCCCGGCAGCTTTTATCGTACAAGGCTGCCGGGATTTTTTTGCACAAACGCCCCCGCTGGTGGAAACACTGGCGGGGGCGTTAGGTTTATGAATCGGCGCGCAGGAGGTCGGCGGGTCTGATGTGCAGGATGTCGCAGAGTGCAAAGAGATTATCGATTTTGGGCTGGCCTGCGCCTCGCTCATAATAGCCGATCGTGCCGATGGTGACACCAAGCTTCTCCGCAAGCTCCAGCTGCGTCAGCCCGGCGGCCTGCCGTGCCTCCCGGATGATGCGGGCGGATTCGGGGTGGCTGCGGGTGGACATAAATGATCACCTCGATTCAATACATAAATTGGTAACTGTGGATTAGCCAAAGTAGTCGTCCAATAGAAGAGCTAACTCATCGGAAGCGCCGTCATCATAGCCTTCGTGGTAACCTTCTTTGTAGCCGTATTCTTTCCCTGCAATATAGCCATCATCGCGGCCATCATGATAACCTTTCTTATAACCCTTTGAAGAAGCATCACTTTCGGCCTTTTGAAGTTTTTGGATGTAAGGAGAATTGGGTACAAAATCAGGAGAAAGATAGCCGCCTCCAGTTAGATAGCCGAGAACGATGCCTAGAGCGAAAATGAAAACAAAGCTAGTAAAGAGAATGAGTTTCTTCGGCACATGAATACTTTTTTTGGTAGTGGTGTTTTCGGTAGGAGTGGGCGAGCCTACGGTAACGACTGATTCTGGAACGAGATTAACAGGAATAGATTCCACAGGCAGTTCGCTGTCGCTGAAGACATCAGCTTTAAGGCAGCCAATGGTGGAAGTAGAACCTTTATCACTATCGGAAGCAGGGACGGAGGACTCAGATTCGGAAGGAGTAGTGGAGTCTACAGACTTTATGGAACTGCTAGTGTGTGGGAAAGGATGGAACTTTAACCAAAACGCATAAATGGTTAAACATCCAAAAGAAATTGAGTAAATAGTGTTGGTATTGAACAAAGACCCCCCAAGCATAATAGTGGGAGCAAGAAGGTCGATTGAGAGGAATACAAAAAGGACAATAGCCGAAATTAGGAGTGTGGAGCAAGAATGAGTATCAAACTTTTTACATAGAAGATACATTACCCATCCGGAAAGCAATGTTCCTGCTAGAGAAGCTAGAAATACTGGGAAATATAGCATTCCGAAAGTTAATGTGAAAACTAAAAAGTAGAAAGCAGAAATAGAAATACCCAAAAGAATAAGAAAAAATTTATAACGAAAAGTTTGACGGTTTCGGCGAAGCTCAAAATTCTTTAGAACTTCAGAATGATGTTTGAGATAAACCAAAAAAATAATCGGCAAAAAGGCCAGAACAACAACGATAGCCCCGAACAGAATTTCAAATAATGTAAGCCGCATGAGCAATTCCTCCTCAAAAACTATATTTTCACAATCATAGAGGAAAAGGCGCAGGGATGGGAAGTGTCAAAATCACCAAAAATTCGCCATAAAATTTGTTTCGTTGCACTGGCAACGTAAAAGGCTCTTGTGCAGGGACGCACAGGAGCCTTTTTGGCTTATTTCAGCCCGCGTTGGCGGCTGTACCAGCGGAGGGAGAGACAGCGACCTCCGCTTTTTTCTGCGCAAGAAGTTCCTGACGATAGGCTTCAACTTCGGCATCGACGTCCAGCGCCGGGGGCGAGACAGACAACTCTGCGGCCAAAGAATCGACGTAGCGAAGGATAGCCTCCTGATCGGCAGTGCTGAGCTTGAGGAAAGCGGAGATGATGGCTTTTTTCCGCTCATCCAGATGATACTCGGCGGCCAGACGGTCAAGAGAAGATTCTGTGCTCTGGTCGAACATCTCGCCTTCGCCAGTGCGCAGCCACATTCCATTGACACCAAACTCGCGGCAGATAGACGCAACTGTCTGCTCGGTCGTTCCGTTTTTGCCACTCTCAATCAAGCTGATGGCTGATTTGCTCAAACCTACACGCTTACCGAATTGCTCCATTGTCAATCCGAGGGCTTTACGTGCGGCTTTGATTCGCTCGTTCATGGTTTTCACCTCCCTTCGACGCTACTATAGCACATCGAGTTCAGAAAATCAACACGAAACGCAAAGAAACACTTGACAAAGGTAAGATTATAAACTAAAATAAACTCGGAAAGTTCAGATAGAAAACTTTCTAAGAGCGATAACAAACGAGGAGGTTGATAAAATGTCAGTCGCAGAGATGAACGCCAGTAGCTTGCTGGACAAAATGAAGACTCTGCCGGAGGACGTGCAGGTAAAACTGGGGTACATGATCGAAGGGGCAGCGCTGCTGGCCACCAGCCGGACGAACGTGGACGACCCGCCGAAGAGTGCGTGAGGGAGGAGGAAAAGATGGACAACGAAAGCAAAAAGCCCTGCGCTCCTGTGGAAGAGGAGAGCAGGGACACGACCACCGTATTTCGGGAAGAAGACCCGCTTTGTGCTGCACTGGACGAGTTTTGCTACGCACTGAATTTCTGGTACGGCTCCATGAACAACCCGTGGCAGCGGGAAGACAGGACGTACCGGAAGAAACTGGCTCAGGCAGTCAAGGCAGGTCTGAAACGGGTCCTGCGGGACGAGGACAAATTATCTGATTGAGCTTTACATGATATGTTCCATAAACGGAACGAGGGTCGCAATAAAAGCTGATCTCGCCACGAGTGAACATTTCTTGAACAGTCCGCAGGCACCATCTGCACTCATAACAATCCCGGTAGCCGCCACAACCTCCCGGGTACGTGAAAAATGGTTCGGGAGTATCGGGCGTTTCGACCCATGCAATAGACACATGATAGGGTGGTTGTTCAAAGGAAAAGTGCTGAGGGCAGCGAATATGGAAATCGATTACACAAGACGTGACAATCACCTCCTTTCTGGGGGTATTGTATCATAGTTTAAAAAGTTTGGCCACGAAACGGGCCGCTGACCCGCCGAAGAGTGCGGGAGGAAGGAGAAAGACATGGAAGAAATGCTGAAGGATCTGAACGGGCCGTGGAGCAATGCGGCCTGCATGGGCTACTGCCTGATCGCAATGCGGCGGGCGGGGCTGAGACCCACGGCACAGCGCCGGGTGCTGCTGGCGCTGGAAGGGGCGTTCGACGATATGAGTGTGGAGAAGGCCGAGAAGGCCGGATATGACAATACGGAGGAGTAAGAAATGAACCGTTACATGATCGTGATCCCGGCGAAGAACCGGAGTTTTATGCTCAAGTGCGACGAGGGGGACGGCGCGAAGCTGGAGACCCTGCAGAAGCTGGTGAGCGGATATGTGGAGACCGTGCCGTCGGCGCTGGACGCCACCTGGGCGCGGGAGGAGGCTGACCGGCTGGTGCTGCTGGTGGACGAGGACGGCCGTCTGAAGTGCAAGGCGGCGAATCAGAAGGCCACGCAGCTTGCCCCGGCGGACGTTACGGCGAACGGTAAGCTGCCCATCGTGGGCGCTGCCGTGCTGATGTTCCAGCGGGGAGACGAGCTGCTGGGGTTTACAAAGCACGTGGCCGACACCATTTGCAGCGAGTGGCTGTGAGGAGGGGATGACCATGCGGAAGGCGAAGGTCTGGGACGCGAGGCAGCTGCCCGCGTATCTGACTGTGGCGCAGTACGGCGAGCTGATGGGTATCTGCCCGAAGACGGTGCGGCGGATGTGCCAGCGGGGCGAGCTGCCCGCCCACAAGGAGGGGCCGAGGCTGTGGCGCATCGACAAGAACGCCGCGCTGGAGCAGCGGCAGGAGACCATGGAGCTCTGCCAGCGGAACGCCAGGAAGGCCCCGAAAAACAAAAAGCCCGCCGGTGCTGGAACACCGACGAGCCTCCGAGTGACAGGTTGAAAGGGCCTATCACCGGAATGATTTTACCACAGAGAAGGGAGAATTGCAATGAAAATGAAGATACAGGCGCTTTACCTGACCGGCACTGCGCTGCTGATCGGCGCGGCGGCGGTGGGCGACAGCGTCACCTTTGACACCGTGGGCAGCTGGACGGGCGCGGCCATCCTGGCCGTGCTGCTGGCCGCCGGCGGCATCGTCTGCTGGGGCTATGGCCGGGGGCTCGAGATCGAGCGGGCGGAGAAGGCGCAGCTGCGCCGGTACTGCCGGAAGCTGAAGAGCTGCCAGAGGGCGGCGGAAGAGAAGAACGACAGGCATAGTGCGTAAAGGAGAAGAAATGAAACTGGAGGAGTACGAGCACATCATGCGTACCGGGACGCCCAGCGACCGGGCGCGGGCCATCGCTGCAGCGAGCGACGACAAAGAGGTGAGCGAAGAGGAGCTCCACCAGCTGACGGCGCTCATCAAGGGGGCTGTCCGGCCCAGCGCCCGGAAGATGACGCCGGACGAGGCAAAGCTCTGGGCGGAGGTGAGCCGGGTGAACACCCGGCTGAAGCAGGAGATGGTGGCAGCCAGCTTTACGGTGCGGGCCTTGCCGGGAGACCTGCAGGAGGACGCCATCAACATCCTCTCCAAGACCGTGAGCGGGATGCTGGGAGACCTGACCCGCCTGATGGCGGAGACGGGGGAACCGTGATAGACCAAAAGCAATGCATCCATGTTTTTGAGATAACCCGTCCGGGGTGCCTTGCTTGCGCCGGGCGGGATGAGAAGTGCAGGGAGTACAAAGGGTATGAAGAAAAACAAGATGAGCCTCACGACAGAGCTTGATCTGACGCGGGAGGGGACGGCGGAGATGACGAGGTGGTGCATCCTCATCGCGCTGCACCAGAGCTTCGGCGTTGGCGCGGCGCGGCTGAACAAGATCCTGGCCCGGGCGGAAAAGCTGGGGCAGGAGAGTCTGGATGTGGCCATGACAGTGAACGACCGGGGGATGCCCTCGACGGACAGGAGCCTTGCGTTGCGGCGCAGCTGGATGCCGGAGGGCGTGGACCCGGACTTCCGGGTGCCGGTGCTGCGCAGCCCCCGCACCCGGCGGGAAGAGCAGCTGCGGATGGCGGGCGACGTGGCGGCCAGCATGGTCTGGACGCTGTGCGCTGAGGCCTGCATCGAGGAGCTGGGCTTCGGCGCCGGGCGGCTGAACCGCCTGAAGGAAGAGGCGCTGGCCAACTACCGGCAGGTGAACGAAGAAGGTCACGCGGATGGGCTGGATGTGGCGATGGAGCATCTGCGCCGGTGTGCGCAGGCTGCGCTGAAGGAAGAGGTCACTGTGGACGAGCAGCCGGACGAAGACCGGGTCCGGCAGAGCGAACGGGATTACGAGGAGCAGAAGCGGGCGTTTTTGAAGCGGGCCGTGATGCAGCAGCTGGGACGCCGGGCCGGGAAGGGCGGGCTGCGGGTGCTGAGCGAAAAGAAGCTGGAAGAAAAGGCTACGGCTGCAATGGCACAGCTAAAGGAGAACACATGGGAAAAGCGAATCTCTACACCGTGAAGGACTACCAGACCGGGGAAGTCCTCGCAAAAGGCACAGCCGGAGAGCTGGAAGCCAGCGGCATCGTGCCGAAGGGCTACCACACCAGCGAGTGGGCCAAGCACGAGAACCAGAAGCGGCGGAACCGGAAATACGCAGTCACTTTTGAGGAACGGCAGCCGGAAGTGAAGCGCGGCGAGAAAGGCCGGATGATGAGCGTCTACACCTGCTACAACGCAGCCGGAGACGTAATAGGCGAAGGCACCGCAAGGGAGCTGTGGGAGGCGGGCGTCTTCAGCAACGACAACGCGGCCTACTATACCTACAAAGAACAGGGCGGGCGCTGCATAAAGCGCGGCATTGCAAAAATGACCTGCCGAAAAGAGATGCGGAAGGTCGGCCAGAACAATGCCCAGGGTGAAAAGGCAGACTGCGCCGCAAAGAAGCCGGAGCGGCCCGTCCTGCGGAAGATAAAAGACCCGACGCCGCTGGACTACGACGTCCACGACCTGATACTCTACAACGCCATCGCCAGAAAGGAAGGCCGGCCGGAGTTGACCTACGGTTACTGGGCGGCGGCAGGAAAACCGGCAAGGCCATGAGAGCACCCTGCAGGGACTGCCCGAAACGGCATCCTCTTTGCCATGACCAGTGCGAGGCATACCGACGCTGGAAAGAAGAAAAGGCCAAAGAAGTGGCCTATACCAAGCAGAAAAAAGAAGATGGCGTGATACACAGAAGGGATTTTGACAAGGAGTTCTGGATGTGAGCGAGGCCCCGGCGGGCAACTGCCGGGGCTTTGGCGACGAAGATGATATAAGGCGAGATGGGTGCTGCCGAGGAGGCTCGGCGGCAGGCATATCGGTTTATATAGAGGTAAACCTCTCAGCGTTCCCGTCGGCCTTTGGCCGCGCGAGAACGCAGCTCCCCTACCGAGGGGAGCCTTTCTTAAATGAAGCGCCCGGGCGGGCGCTTTGGGGAGCTAGTATACCCGTTATTTCTGTGACGGTGATGGGCCACAGGGAAGAAAATAACACAGGATGCTGAAGATCAGAGGGAGGGTACAGGATGAAGAAGAGCTATACCCGGGAGAAGAGAACACTCTGTGGGGATGAGTACATGGAGGTGGACCTCTACCCCATCACGCCCGAGGAGCATGCGGCCAGGCGGGGAAAGAAAACAAAGCCCAGCAGCGAGCGGCAGAAGAAGAGAAACGCCCGGCGGAGCCACCGGTGGAAGGTGCAGAAGGCCAACGCCAACTTTACCATCATGGGGTTTTACCTGACCCTGACCTACATAGACACCTTTTTGCCCGAGAGCATGGAGCAGGCCCAGCGAGATCTGCGCAACTACATCCGGCGGGTGAAGGCAGCAGCGGAGAGGCTATATGGTCTGAGCGCCGAGGTGCGGGTAATGGCCGTGACCGGGTGCGGCCGAAAGACCCAGCGATACCACCACCACCTGCTGATCGAGTGTCCGGGGCTGACCATGCGGCAGAACGCGGACTTCCGGCAGCTGCTGGAGGACAAGTGGGCCGTGCGTTGGCCGGACGGCAACGTGGAAAGCCTCGGCACGGCCAACGCCGACCGGTTAAATCTGCAAAACAGGCTGGATGACCTGATCACCTATTTCGGCAAGCACGGGGATATGCGCTGGTACGAGACCCGCAACCTCAAACTGCCGGTGGAGAAAACGCCAAACGACACCAAGTGGAGCCGCAAGCAGCTGCGGAAGGGCTGCACCGAGTGCAAGGACAACGCCTACTGGTGGGAACAGAGATACCCGGGGTGGAAGTTTATCCGCTGCGTGGTGCCGGAGCCGGACGCGCCGGGCGACGAAAAAGAGGGCTGGGACGCAGACGAGCTGCGCTGCTATGTGGTGATGGTAAAGCGGGAGGGTGCGAAAGTTCGCACCTGACAGACAAAGTACCGGTATTTTGCGTTTTAACGCGCGCGGAAGAAAGGCGGCGAGGGATTGACCAGGGAGCAGAAACGACGGGCGCGGGAGGAGCTGCGGGCCTGCGGGCAGGGAAAAAGCGACTGGGCGGGTGTGATCGCGCTGGCGATGGACTACTACGAGGCCGAAGACCCGGTATGCAGGCGGCTTTTACAGCTGCGGTATCTGGACGGGATGCCGGAGGAGCGGGTGGTGGCGAAGCTGCACATCGGGCGGACGACCTACTACCACAAGGAGCTGGAAGCGCTGAGCACCGTGGCGGTGTATGCGGCGGCGGCAGGGCTGATGTGAGAGGAAAACCTCTCAGCCTTGCAGTCCGCCTGACGGCAGCGCTGCAAAGCAGCTCCCCTGGCGAGGGGAGCCTTTATCGAAGGATGGCTGGGGAGACCCGGCCTGTTTGTGCTGCCTGACTCTCAAATGTCCGCAGTAGTTTTGTTTTTCCGGCGGCGGTAGACTGGGAGAGAAGAACCACAGAGGGGAGGCAGAGCGGTGGCCAAGCGGGCATATTGCAAAAACACGGTAAAGGGCTCCCAGCGGGGGCGAAAGTACCCGCCGAAGGTGCGGGCCGAGGTGCTGATGGCCATGCTGTCGTCTGGATCCATCTGTGCGGTAGCCCGGCGGTACGGCGTGCCGGAGAGCACCATCCGCTCGTGGATGGCCGAGGAAGCCGGCCGGAGCGACGCCTTTGCAAAAGAGCGGCAGGCTGCTGCGCGGGAGATCGCGATCCGGGCCAGCCTCGGGGCGAGGGCGCAGGTGAGCTATTTGCAGAGCCGTGTGGACGAGAGCCAGCGGGCCGCGCAGGTACAGGCCAAGCTCCATCGGAAACTGGACGAGGACACCCGCGCCCGCTGCTTTGCAGTCGGCACACTGCTCAAGAGCGACGCCGAGGAGCTGGCGGACGCCACGGAGACGGGGCTTGTGCTGTACGCTGCCGAGGACAGCTATGACCGGCAGCTGGACAGCGAAGAGCGAAAACTGCTGGACGCTCAGCTCGAGCGGTACGGTGAGCGCGTGATGAGCGACAAGAACGCCGCCGCGATGGCCACCGTGCTGATGACCGTGGCCGAAAAGGCTGCGGCAATGGTACCCAGCCAGAGCCAGAGCGAGGGCGATGCCCCACCGCTGGTGGAGATCGGGGCCGAGAGCCGGGAAGAAAAAGGGCCGGAGGTGATGGTGGAGTAGCCCTCTCAGTCGGCTGCGCCGACAGCTCCCCCAGAGGGGCAACGATGACGACCGCCGCCAGTGGCGGAAACAGGGAGGAGTTGTTGGGGCAGCGGCCAGCAGGGCATGAGCGGCAGCGAAATGACCGCTGGGAGCCGCAACCCGATAGCCTTTGGCAGACCGGGGAAGTCTGAGCGGGACAAGAAGAGCTTGGTGGGGCGTGAAGTGCCGGGCCTTGCGACAGAGGGGAGGCAGACAGAGTGGAGGAGAAAAGGCGCGGAGGACGACCGGTGATCTGGTCGCCGCAGCCGAGACAGGCCGCTTTTATGGCGCGCACCGAGGACGAGGCTCTGTACGGGGGCGCTGCCGGAGGCGGGAAGAGCGACGCCCTCGTCATCGAGGCACTGCGGCAGGTACACATCCCGCACTACCGGGCGCTCATCCTGCGCAAGACCTACCCGCAGCTTTCGGAGCTCATCGACAAGACCATGCGGTACTACAAGCCGGTGTTTCCCAAAGCGAGGTACAACGGCTCGAGCCACTGCTGGACCTTCCCCAGCGGGGCGAAGATCTATTTCGGCAGTCTGAACCACACACAGGACAAGTACAACTATCAGGGCAAAGCCTTCGACTTTATCGGCGTGGACGAGCTGACCCACTTTACCTGGGACGAGTACAGCTATGTCATGAGCCGCAACCGCCCCAGCGGCCCCGGCACCCGGGTGTACATCCGGGCCACGGCCAACCCCGGCGGGGTGGGGCATGGCTGGGTGAAGGCACGGTTTATCAGTCCGGCACCTGCTGGGACGCGGATGGTACAGCTGGTGAAGGTAAAAGCGCCGGAAGGGAAAGAGATCACCCGGCGGCGCACCCGCATCTTTATCCCGTCCACCGTCTTTGACAATCCGGCGCTGCTGGAAAACGACCCGGGCTACATCGGCACACTGGCCTCGCTGCCGGAGGCCGAGAAGCAGGCGCTGCTCTACGGAAACTGGGACAGCTTTTCGGGACAGGTGTTCACCGAGTGGCGGAACGACCCGAACCACTATGAAGACCAGCGGTGGACCCACGTCATCGAACCGTTCCCCATCCCGGAGCACTGGAAGATCTGGCGGGGATACGACTTTGGTTTCTCGAAGCCATTCTCGGTGGGGTGGTACGCAGCGGACGAGCGCGGGCGGCTCTACCGCATCAAGGAGCTGTACGGCTGCACCGGAACGCCCAACGAGGGCCTGAGAAAGGACCCGATGGAGCAGGCACGGATGATCCGGGAAGCGGAGCAGAACGACCCGCTGCTGAAAGGCAGGGTCATCCTGGGCGTGGCCGACCCGGCTATCTTCGACGAGAGCCGAGGCGAGAGCATCGCGGACATGCAGGAGAAAAGCCCGAACTTTCTGCACTGGATGCCCGGCGACCACACCCGGCTGGCGGGAAAGATGCAGTTTCACTACCGGCTGGCTTTCGGCGAAGACGGAAGGCCGATGCTGCAGGTCTTCAACACCTGCAAGCACTTCATCCGCACCATCCCGAACCTCGTATACGACGAGAGCAATGTGGAGGACATCGACACCACGCAGGAGGACCACATCTACGACGAGTGCCGGTATGTGCTGATGGAGAACCCCATCAGCGGCGCGAAGCACACCCAGCCGCCGCCCATGCTGGACGACCCGCTGGATATGGATCCGAGGAAGGACAAGACGAGGTTTATGAGGATCTGA